CCTACGGCTCACGCAAGCAGTCACGGCTCGGCTGGCTCTGACCCTATTACGGTGGCACAGTCACAGGTCACTAATCTAACGACTGACCTAGCGGCTAAGGCTGCTTTGACGGCTACACAGACTTTCACAGGAACGCAGACGCTTATTCCTAGTGCTATCGGTAATTTAGGTTTGATTGTCAAAGCTACTTCGGGTCAGACTGCCGACCTGCAGCAGTGGCAAATGTCGGATGGCTCTAGTCGTTCATCGGTTTCGGCGTTTGGCAACTTGCGTGTCCGTAATACTGGCTTTGGTGCTTCATTGGATGTCGGCACTTTTGCTGCCGCAACTGTTGGCATGATTATTCGCGGTGCGGCTTCTCAGTCGGCTAACTTACAGGAATGGCAGAACAGCGCAGGCAGCATGCTTGCACAAATTTCATCAACCGGTATTTTTATCACTTCGCAGGGTATAGGAACGCCATTCTTTACGAACTCAGCACAAGCAACTGTTATTAGCACGAATGCAAGCAATAGAAGTTTGCAACTATTCTCAGCGACTCAAAGCGTTGGTGGTGGCGCAAGCGTTCTTGGTATAACCAACGCAGTAACAGTCCCAACATCAAACCCAACTGGTGGCGGTATCCTATACGCAGAAGCAGGTGCGCTAAAGTGGCGCGGATCATCAGGCACAATCACGACAATTGCAGCAGCATAGTAAGGAAACCTAAATGTCACTATTCAACATCAACCCCGAAACAAAGACTCAACTACTAGCCGAACGCCTACAACAACTAAACCTCGAAGGCTACCAGCACGAGCTGAACAAGAAAACCGCCGAAGCAATCGGCAACACCGAAGCAGTCACCCAAGCCGATGACGCAATCGCAATCATTCAGCAAGCCATCGCCATCACCGAAGCCGAACTAAATGGCTAAACTTTTCAAAGTCTTTGCAAAACAAGCAGGGGTGAAAGCCCTTGATGTGAACAAGTATTTGATGAATCAGGTTGTTGTGCAGGTTGACACACCCGCCGATCTGGACACGGTGCTGACAAAAGCGGGTGTTCGGGTGGCGTTCTCAAAGTCTGACTCTGCCCTGTATTACTACAACGGCACTACTTGGGAAGCTCAGATAACACAAAAGGGCATCAACGCTGGTTTTGGAATGCCAACTTCCGGTTACATAACATCGGACTATCAGGGGGCATCAACAACTTCTGTCATGGCTGCTGGCACATACTTCATACCTATTCGCATTGAAGCAGTCACGCAGATAAAGAACATGGACATTTATTGTGCGACTTATGTTGGTGGTGTTACACAGGCGATGCACTGTCAGTTCTATTCATCAAAAAATGGCAGACCTCGAACACCTATTGGAACAGATGTTGGAGGTGCGACAATTTCTGCTGTAGGTTACTCAACTTTTGGCTTCTCTGGCCCAACCTACACTTTGGCCCCTGGTTTATATTTTGCAGCTTTTGCGTTTACGGGAACTTTGCGTTCGCACACTTACGCAGCGGTAACACAGTCAGCAACTTCGGGTGGCCCTAACTATCTTTCAATGACTGCACCGGGTGACTACACTAACTTGACATTAAAGCCTCGACCTGGTTTCTTTTCAACCACGCAATACGGATCAACAGGCGGTTTGACTGCTTGGCCTATTGCTCCCGGTGTTAGCAGCGTTGCAACTGCCCCCGTTGTGCGTATGCTTTGCAACTACAATGTGACGCAAACAAACGATGAAAGCGGGCTTTATGCGTAACTGGGTTTTGTTGTTTCCTGATAAGAACCTTGGCACACGCTTTGGTGTCAAAGATGCTGCACACCCTCTCGGGCATCGCGGGGTTGATTACAACGGGCTAAAGGTCGGAACAAAACTCAAGTGTGTTGCTGACGGCTCAACCTTTATTCAGTCCTATTGGAGTGACGCACTCGGTTGGATCAGCGAATACCAGGTGGGCAAATGGTATGTGAGTTATTGTCACACCAAAGCCAAATCAAAACTCAAGTTCGGGGCAAAGCTGAAAAGCGGTGACACCGTTGCGCTACTAGGTAATACGGGTTCAGCAACCTCTGGAGCTCATGTTCATGTGACCCTAAGCACAAAACTTGGCGGGGCAGTCACAGGCCCTTATTACGATTTTGACGAATTCATCAAAGCAAAAGTTAAGGAAGATAAATGAACGCACAAACCCGCAAAACTATTTACACAACCGTTGCCGGACTTGTTCCGCTACTTGTTGCACTCGGTTTCTTTACTGACGAGGTTGGTCAGGCGATTCTCAACCTGGTCGCTTCAGGGTTGACCGTAGCCACCGCACTACTAGCCCGCAAGAATGTGACTAAATAGCACTTCGTTCTTGAGCCGTGAGGCCGCCCCAAATGCCATAGGCTTCGTTATTGGCTAGGGCAAACTCTAGGCATTGCGCACGGATCGGACAGACCGCACACAGCCCTTTGGCGTTCTCAATCATCAGACGCTTCTTGATTGAGTCATAAACTTCTTCGGGAAAGAACTGGTCATACCAGCCGTCACACGGCAGGCTTTCTTGCTTGAGCAGTAGGTGCTGAAAATCCGTGGAAAGCTTTTCCAAATCGCGGTTCATCATTTCCTTTTGTCGGCGGTATGCCTTAGCCTACAACTGAAAGGAAGTAGATATGAACATTGACAAAGTAATTGAAAACTTGGGTCATGCTCGCTTGGTCGGGACTTTTGAGAATCAGTCTGACGCTTGGCATGATGCCCGCAAGAACTCGGTGGGCGGTTCGGAAGTCGGGGCTATTCTCGGCGTGAACGCTTATGAGTCTGCTTTTAGTGCATGGGCGCGTAAGACTGGCAAGATTCCAGCAGTAGAAACATCGCTTGCCATGCTTATCGGGACAACCGTTGAACCCGCTATCTTTGCTATTGCGGCTTACGAGTTACAGCCCGCAAAGCTTTACAAGTCTGGCACTTGGGAATCAGTCAGCGAACCGTGGAAACACGCAAATGTTGACGGGTTTATTGAATACCCTGACGGCTCACTAGGGATTCTTGAAATCAAGCACACGGCCACTTATACCGATGCCTTGCCAGCGACTTGGGAAGCACAGGTGAAATGGTATTGCCATGTCACCGGACTAACTAAGGGCGTTGTTGTGGCCCTCGTTGCTGGGCGATTCAAGACTTTTGAAGTTGAGTATGATCCGAACTCTTGGGAAACCGAAGCCATGCTTGAGCGTGTTCAGGCTTGGTGGGATTGTGTGCAGCGTGATGAGATTCCTGAGTGGGATGGTGCGCAAGCAACCTATCAAGCAGTGAGCGCAATGACTGAACCAGGTGCGGGCGATAGGGAACTTGGGCAACTCGGTTTGGAACTGTGGAAAGCGAAGCAATTGTTTGATGACGCTGAGGCTCACCTAAACGAAATGAAGTCGCGCACTCTGCATGAGCTTGACGGCTTAAAGAACGGCGTGGTTGATGGTCAACTACTTGTAACACTTCAGCGTTCGTCATCGGGCAACGCTTTTCTAAAATGGGCTAAGGGGTTCTAAAATGGCTAACTTCAATCCGAAAGACTACGAAACCGTTGCGGAAAGGATTGCACGGTTCTATAAAGACAACCCTGACGGGCGCATTGTCACCGAGAACGAAACGACAGACCAAGATAGGCAAGTTTCGACTTGGGTTGTCAAGGCGTTTATCTTTTTGACATCGGCAGATCAGGCTAAGAACTTGTTCAAGGCCACCGGATACGCTTTCGAGATTGACGGGCAGGGCATGGCCAACAAGACTTCAGCCCTTGAGAACGCTGAAACTTCGGCTATTGGGCGAGCCTTGGCTAACGCTGGTTATTCGGGTGATAAACGCACTACACGCGAGGAAATGGAAAAGGTTCAGCGCGGGCTAGAGGTCAACTGGTATGCGCGGGCAAGTTTGGTCATGGGCGATAAAACGGCACTCAGGGCGTTGTGGACTGAGGCAAAGGCTGCTAACGCTCCTAAGTCAATCCTTGACGCGATTCAGAACATGGCTAATGCAAACGCCTGATGACATCATTGCCGAACTTCGGCGGGTGCAGGGCGAACTTTCGAAAGCACCTGAAGCGATTTTCAACGCCGAAATCAAACTTGCTGACGCTGAAGCACATTTAGACAGCGTGGAACAGACGGCCTTTCTATCCGCAGACGGGTCGGTGGCGGAAAGAACGGCGAAAGCCCGCCTAGAAGCCATACAAGCCCGTTTAGAGCGTGATGTGGCTAAGGCTGAGGTGAACCGTATTCGGCAGAAGATTCGCAGTCTGGAGTCAGCATCGGTTGCGGTCAGCACTATGGGCAAACAGTTGGAACTCACCTGGAAGCACGGATGACCCCGAAAGAGTTCCGCAAATACCTTGACCGTGATTTGTATTGTCTTCATTGCGGGGATACTGAAACGCTTGTGCCGAATCATCGGGCAAACCGTGGCATGGGCGGATCCAAAAAGCGTGATGTGCCGTCAAACATTGTTGTTATGTGTGCGCTGCTCAATGGGCAGATTGAGGGTTCGCATCATCACGCTCAAATGGCCCACGCTTTCGGTTGGAAGCTGTCTAGTTGGGAGAACCCGTTGGAGATGCCTGTGTGGGATTCGATGGCGGGGGTTTGGTATCGCTTGGATAACGAATATTCACGAATTGCGTTGCCCGAGGTTGATTTGGGTTTATAGTTTCAACTGACGAAAGGAAGTCAATGAGTAAAGAGTTCACAGAACTGTGCAAACGGCTTGAGGCTGAACGGCACGATGTCACTTGGAAGAATCCGAAGCCCCGTGAGTTTGATGCGGTGACGGTCACACAGCGGATTTACCCGAAGAAGTCGGAGCAGGATAAGCGGGACAAGTTGATGTTTAATGCTGGTCGCTTTGCGGCAGGTGCAAGGGACAAGACGGCGGTCAAGGCTAATGCTTGGTTAGAGGCTCAGGAATGACGCTCAAAATCGGAAGTTTGTTCAGTGGATATGGCGGGCTAGATCTTGCCGTAATGAATGTGCTTGATGCCGAACTTGCTTGGCATTGCGAATGGGAGTCAGCCCCTAGCACTGTTCTTGAAGCACACTTTCCAGGTGTGCCAAACTTTCACGATGTGTCAACCGTTGATTGGGCGGCCGTTGAACCTGTGGACATTCTCACAGGCGGTTTTCCGTGCCAAGACTTGTCTCTTGCTGGTAAGCGGGCAGGACTCAAAGAAGGAACACGCTCGGGCCTATGGCTTGAGTTCGCAAAAGCTATTGAAATATTGAAACCAAGATTGGTGGTTATTGAAAATGTCAGAGGATTACTCAGTGCCAAAGCCCATAGCGATTTGGAACATTGCGAATGGTGTATGGGAGAAACCGGAAACGGTGAACCTCCTTTGCGCGCACTTGGAGCTGTTCTCGGAAGTCTGGCCGACCTCGGGTTTGATGCGAAATGGACAGGTATTCGTGCAGCAGATGCGGGCGCACCTCACAACAGATTCCGAGTCTTTATCATCGCCTATCCAGCCGATAGTGAACTTGCCAACACCGGCAGTCAATGATATGGGGGGAAACAAAACAGTTGAATGGTGGGATGAATGGACTGAAAAAACGCGATTAAAATTCAATAACTCTAATGGTCACGGCCCAAGCTTGAATATTGAAATGTTGCGGCTAATGCCAATACCAACAACCAGAGATTTCAAAGATGGGCAGTCTGAGCATGAACGAAACGGTGTTGTGCAAACCGATACTGTTGCGAGGGCTATTTTCGACAGCGGTGAAGTGCTGATGCCAACAACCCGCACCTCAATGAAGAACGGTGCATCACAAAAAGAAGTTGATGCTGGAAATCCTAAAACCAGGCTGGAAACTGAAGTGATGCTAACAACTTCGTGGGGTAAGTTCGAACCCGCTATTCGCCGTTGGGAATCCGTCATTGGTAGACCCGCACCCGCACCAACTAAACCTGACGGTAAAGATGGCGCACACAGGCTATCAAGCTCGTTCACGGAGTGGATGATGGGGCTACCTGAAGGCTGGATTACTGGTCACGGGCTATCACGCAACGATGAACTGAAGATGGCTGGTAACGGTGTTGTGCCGCAACAGGCTGAACTTGCGCTTAGAATCTTGCTTGACGGTATTGAAGTTCCGGCTGGGGGGGGCAAGTGAATCTGCCAACGCCGACAGTAAGCGACATTTACACGGCTGATCTTGCAAGCACACAACAGAAACCAGGTTCAATGCATTCGGTAACGCTTCCACAAGCCGTGACCCGTATGCTGAACTAAAGTAAAATAAGAAGCGGGCCAGAGGTGGAAAACAACCCCTGACCCGCATAACCGATAACCCAACTATCGGCACTTCCTAGCCTACTAGGTTTGCCGAAGATAAGGCAGTAAAAATGAATCCGTTAGACGGGTGCGAAACAGTCGCACAAGGATTAGAAATCCGCAAAGAACAAGCTTGGGATAACAAGCAGTTCGCCTGGCACATTTCAACCGCAAACATTC